CCGGTTAGTGCTAAAGTCAGTCCCAATGACCTGTTTGTCAAAGACAAGTATGTTTCAGAAGAACTACGTAACTTGGCCAAAGAGCTCAATGTGTTATTTGTGACAGCCAGTCAGTTGAATCGTAGTGCGGTAGAAGAAATTGAATTCGATCACAGTCATATTAGTGGCGGTATCAGTAAGATCAACACAGCAGACAACGTATTTGGTATCTTTACAAGCAGAGCCATGCGTGAACGTGGCAAGTATCAAATACAGTGTATGAAGAGTCGTAGTAGTACAGGTGTAGGACAAAAGATTGATCTGGACTACAACATTGAAACCATGCGTATCACTGATCCAGGCGAAGAAGCTGGTCCGGTCAACGCTTTCAAGAAACCTGATATTTTAAGCACGATCAAAACACAGAGTCGCGTGACCATGCAGACGGAGAGTTCGCCTGAGGAAGTATTTGAGACTGGAAAGATCAGTGCCGATGTGCAGAGTGCCAAACTCAAACAGTTGTTGGGAAAAATCAAACAGACATGAAACAATTAATATCCCCCTTCACTAACTATAGAGATCTGGATAATATTGAAAATCTCAACTCAAATAATGTTTTACACATTTGCGATGTGTTTGACAATGAATATTTAGAATGGGTCTATGCAACCAAAGGCAAACCTGCTTATGTTGTCAGCGACCATTTTTTCAAATTTGAAGATTGTTATTGCGTGCCTTTATACATTGACAGTTTTGCCCCGAAATTTCTATCAGTTACTCCAATGCCTATTGATATTGAAACCAATTATTGTTTTAATTTTTTGATACGAAAAAAAAATATTAATCGAGGTGTTTGTATCAAGTTGATAGAATATTTTCAATTAACAGACTTTGATTATACCTTTAAAAAAGAAGAGGCAGTATATGACATGTCAAAAATCATTAAAGAAATGAACAGTTTAGGAACGGCTTGTCCGGTTCCACGTGATCGTCGTTTTGATATTCTGGGCCCAATCAACTTGTCTGGAAAATTTACTCCTTTTTCTAAGGCGCCTCCGGGGGAAGATTGGATTTACGCCTGGAAGGAAGTTCTGTACGATATAGTGTCTAAATCTGCTGTTTCGTTGATCACAGAATCCCATCAATTTCAGAAAGGTTCTCTATTCACTGAAAAAACATTGCAGTCTGCATTGGGATTGACGTTTCCTATCTGGATAGGTGGTTACCAGCAAGCCAAAGCATGGCAAGCAATGGGATTTGATACATTTGATGATTTAATCAATCATGATTATCAAAATTTTGATACCTTATTTGAGCGTTGTTACTATGCCATAGAATTGAATTTACGGTTGCTGACTGACAGAAATTATGTGGCCAAACTAAGAAAAGAACATCTGCCAAGATTGATAAAAAATCGGCAGTTGTTGATCGATGATCACCTGGGAACTTTTATTGACAAAACAATCAAAACTTGGCCATTGGATTTGCAAGAAGTTATGCCCAAAATTGTAGAACATTATGGAAAAAAGAAACGCCAACTGACCCGCTAAATAATAAAAAGGTCCTGGCCCAAAATGCAGAAAAAAACTCGTAGTTTACTAGAAGAATTAGATACCATGTACATCGAGCGCGACCAGCGCCATGTCATAGAAAACCGTGCCAGCAACGTGATTGCCAGTGCTATACGACTGTTGGAACAGATCGACGAGGCATATCCAGAAGAACAGGCTGAAAATTTAAAACGCAAATTGCTCAATGCCATCAATCAACGCGATCCCAACAAGTTTACCCGCACAGTGAGGCGCACTGATGCAAATCTATGAAGTAACTCACCGGCCTGTACGAGAAGGCCTGTTAGGCGACATTGGACGTGGGCTGGTATCTGCGGCTGGCGGCCCTGACCTACCACAGAGCCCAGGCAGTGCCGCCAAGGATGCGGCAAAAAGCGCAGCTTCTTTGACCAAACAAGGATATGGTCCTGGAGGTAAAGGATTACCAAGTTCAAGCTGGGCCGACAAATACAAAACTGTACAAAAAGATCCTGCGGTACAGCAGTATGTAAATTCGATCATGCAAGGTTGGAGCCAACAGGTCACACAACAACAACAGCAACAGCGAAAACAAAGCATGGCGGCACCAGCCGCGCCCGCTCAAGCCCAGACTCAAGCTCAGGCCCAGACTCAAACAAAAGCTCCGGGTTATACTCCACCAACCGATCCTGCCGAAATAGCCGACATGAAAGCTCGTGGTTTTGATCCTGCTACCGGACAACGAGCCAAGCCCAGTGCCGCCAGCAATCAAACAACTCCGCCCGGCAAGCCGTCAGTCCGGCCCAAGTATGGACAAATGCCTTCCTCTGTGGCTGCCAGTCCCCAAGGACAACGCATGATCCAGGCCTATGGCAAGCCCAAGGGTGGCATACAAGACATGGATTCTGATCTCAACGAAGCTCCACAAGAATACACCACACCGAGCGGTATTGTCGTGCCGGCTGGTACCAAAACTGATCCTGCCAAGGCCGCACCTGTTGTCAATCCTGCAACTGCCAAGACCGATCCTTACAAGCAGGCTTTCCTCAAATGGACTGACAGCCAATTACAAAGTCGAGACAGCAGATACAATACCATAACCATGGCCGACGTCAGACAGAATGTGCCAGACATCCGGGCGGTGTTGGACAAAAAACTTGAAGAGGTGCTCAAAGCACGTGGTACGCCGCAATCGGCTGAAGCCATACGAGCTTACTTAGAAGTGGCCATAGCCGGAGTACAGGCTCGTTCACAGGAACTCAAAAATACTGAATCACAGGGCAGTTTGGCCGCTGCCAGTCGCGCCGACACACAAGCAGGAACCGTGGATCAGTCCTTGGCACAAAGCGGAGTAAGTGTCAATGCTTTGAAGAACTTTGCTGGAGGTCTGCAATCACGTCAGGCCAAGACCACAGGCAATCCTGAAATTGATGCCATGCTGGCCAAGATGGGAGTGCGAGTGTCATGAACATTTTTGAAGGTGGCAACGTATTCAAAGATGCTGACGGCCGTAGTCTGACTCAACGCATTAACCAGACTGACGTAAAGTCAACTCTGGCCTGGTTGGAAGAACTGGTACCGGGTCTAGATCTACAAAACAACACCTTGGGCAGCACTGGCATCAAGGACACTTCGGGAGACCTGGACATTGCAGTAGACATCAGCAAGGTCACCAAAGAACAGTTGGAAACACAGCTCAAGCAGTGGGCACAAAGCCATGGATTCAAACCTGAAGAATGGGTGCGAAAGAGTGGCACAGCAGTGCATTTCCTTACACCAATCAATGGCACCCCCGACCAGGGCTACGTGCAAACAGACTTTATGTTCTTGAAAAACGTACCATGGTCAAAGTTTGTGTTGGGTGCCATGCCTGCTGATTCCAAATACAAAGGCAAAGAACGCAATGTGCTTATGAACAGCATTGCCAAAAGCATGGGCTACAAGCTGAATCAAATCGCTGGCATAGCCGATCGCAACACCAACGAGATAATCACTGACGATCCAGATAAGGTGGCCAAGATGTTGTTGAACCGAACAGCCACACGTCAGGACTTGTCAAGTGTAGAAAGCATATTGCAAGCACTAAGCACAGATCCTCAACGTGAAGCTAAATTAGCAGACTTTAAGCAACACATGGAACGTGAAGGCCTGCCATTCTTGGAAAGTGCCCAACTGTATCAACCTGTGACAGATGTGCATTTCCTGGCCAAGTTGAGAGATCGCATAGTCAACAAAGGCATGCAACCCTTGATTGAACAGGCCTTGATGGAAGCCGACGCAAGGATTCCGCACATAGAAGATCTAGTGTTTGATCGTGGCACACGTGGTGTTAAAGAAGCCATGCAGATCATGCGAGATGCTGCCACGGACACTCGCAAGACCACCACAGTCAAGTGGGATGGCAAACCAGCCATTATCTGGGGTCGTGATGAATCGGGTCGTTTTGTGCTCACAGACAAGAGTGGATTCACGGCCCGTGGCTACAAAGGTCGTGCCACCAGCATACAACAACTGGCTGGTATCATGCAACAGCGTGGTGGCGAACGTGGTGAGCTCATGGGCATCTATCAAAAACTTTGGCCCATGCTGGAAGCCGCTACACCTAAAAATTTCCAAGGCTATATCCAAGGTGACCTGTTGTACACTCAAACGCCGCCGGAGGTATCTGGCAACTACGAATTCAAACCCAACTTTGTGGAATACCGCATACCTGCCGATTCAAGACTGGGCCAGGAAATAGGCGCCAGTGAAGTTGGCATAGCTGTACACACACGATACAAAGATCCGGGAGCGCCAGCTGAGCCCATACAGAATTCAGGACTCAAACAAGTACCCGGACTGTTGTTGGTTGAGCCCACAGTCAAAGACATCAAAAATGTCACACCCAACAAGAAATTGGTAGATCAATTGCGCAGTGTGATTGCCAAGCA